TAGAAGATAAAAAGACTATGTTAGAAGCTGTTGTAGGTAAAGTATATGAAGAAGCATTAGATGGTAATATGAGTGCTATTAACTTCCTGGCAGATAGAATCTTGGGTAAACCAAGTCAAAGCATAGGGATTAAAGATGTTTCAGATGAACCAATTAAGGTATTTGATATAGATGGACTGGACGATTGATGCCACAAGGAAATCAATCCTTAAAGACGATACACGATACAAAATCTTATCCTGTGGTAGAAGGTGGGGGAAGTCTTACTTCTCTATTTTATTTTTGTTATCTAAGCCTTTTAAAGCTAACGAGAGAAGGTGGATTGTTTTTCCAACATATAGACAAGCTAAAATGGTATCTTGGTCAATACTCAAGGACATCTTTGCACATAAAGAAGTCAGTATCAATGAAACTGAATTATCTATTACACTTGATAATGGTGCAAAAGTTGAACTCAAAGGGGCAGACAAACCTGACTCACTTAGAGGAGTATCTACAACAATGGTAGTGCTTGATGAGTACAGTTATATGAAAGAGAATGTGTGGGGAGAGATTATACAGCCGACTTTAGCAGAAACTAAAGGATCGGCTTTATTTGTAGGAACTCCAACTGGAGTACAGAACCACTTTTATGATCTATTTGTTAAAGGTCAATCACAGAATAGTGATTATAAGTCCTGGCAATTTACCACATTAGATGGTGGCTTTATTTCTGAATCAGAAGTAGAGAATGCCAAAAAGAATTTAGATAAGAGAACTTTTGAACAAGAATATCTTGCAAGTTTTCTTACTGCTGCAAATAGAGCAGCATATAATTTTAGTAGAGATATACATTGTAGAGTAATGGAGAAGTCCCCAAGAATGTTTTGGGGAATTGACTTTGGGGTAGCATCTTATATGACTGCTTTATTAATGTGTGAAAATACTGCAGGGGAACTTTATGTATTTGATGAGATTGGATTACAGAACTCTAACACCTTTGAATTGGCAAGACTTATGCAGTTAAAGGGTAGAGGATTACCAGTTTATCCTGATCCTGCAGGTAAGGCAAGAACTTCTAATAGTACAAAGTCTGACCATAGAATATTGCAAGAAGCAGGGTTTACAGTTATTGCTAAGAAAGCTAATCCTACTCAGAAGGATAGACTAAATGCCTTGAATAAGATGTTAGAAGATGCTACTGGGAAAGTAAGACTATTTATTAATCCTAAGTGTAAGAACACTATTAGAGATTTAGAACTATGTACTATGGAGAATGGGCAAATACTAAAGACTGAAACATTATCTCACTTCTTAGATGCTTTATGTTATCCAATCGATTATAGATATGGATTCAAAGGACAAGCAAAGGCAATAGAATGGTAATGTTTTTATTAGGAATGAGTATTGGAATTATTGTTAGCATGATAAGTGCTATGGTATGGGGATACCGATTAAGTATAAAAGAAGAAGAACTAAGTAGAGAAATGATCAAGGATTTCCAGGATAGATTCTTGGAAACCGAAGAACAAAAAATTTATAAAAGGTATGAATCATGATAATTTATAATTTAACAGAAAAGATGTTGTATGACTTGTTAATGGATACAATAGAAGAAGGATTAGAAAAAGAACATAGTGAACGAGAAAGATTGTTAGACTACTTCGAGGGTATCAATCTTGAACACGACATTAAAGGATTCTTTGATAGTGAATCTTTATCACAAATCCCACCTATGTACATTAATCTTGTTAGAAATATTATTAGTCGTAGAGCATTGGTCTATCAACAACAACCAGTAAGATACAACGAAAAATATACAGATGTCTTGGGCAACCTTGATTCTGTAATGAAACAATTTGAACAGCTTACTTATCTATTAGGTACAGAAGCTTTATATACTCATTGGGATGACAATGCAAAGAAACTAAAGTACAGACCAATCCACTTCTTTACACCATTCTTTAAACCGAATGAAGATGAACCTTTTGCTATTATGTATCAAGCAGAATCACAACTACAAGCACGAACAGAAGATGCACAATATATGTTTTGGTCAAAAGATACTGATGATATGGAAGGAAAACACTTCATGATAAGCAGTAGAGGTGCTATTACTTCTATTGTAGAAGGGGATAGAAACCCTTATGGAGATGTCTTACCATTTAACATAGCACATAGACACCCATTCACTAGAGATTTCTTTAGAGAAGGGGCATCAGACTTAGTAGATGGTATGAGAAGTATTAACATTATGCTAACAGAACTTGCTTTACATGGAAGATTTCAATTAGGACAACCAGTCTTTACTGGATTAGATACTGAACAACGAATCACTATGGGACAAGATAAAGCCTTAGTATTGCCTGAAGGTGCGAACTTCCAATATGCAACACCAAATGCTAATGTCCAGGCGATGATTGAATCTACGAAGTATATGGTAGATAGTATTGCACAATCCAATAATGTACGAATCAACTGGGCTGATAAGAGCCAGGAAAGTGGATTAAGTAAAAAGATGTCTGAATTAGATTTAATGGATGCTTTAAGATCAGATACAGAACAAATCTATAGACCATTTGAGAAACAACAATTCCAAATTGCACAAAGAATATGTGAAGTGTCAGGTGGTATTAATCTTGGAGACCAATTCAGTATAGACTTTGCTGAAAGAGAAGTTCCTATGAGTACCGATGAGGAAATCAAATACTATTCTTGGGCATTCCAAAATGATTTAGAAACAAGACAAAGTTATTTAAGAAAAAAGAATCCTGACTTACAGGAAGAAGAAATTACTGCTATTGTGGAACAGATAGATGCTGAACAACCACAAGAAGCAGACGAAACACAATCTATCATTGATAGAATAGGTGAGCAAGTTGGCTAATTTAGATTTCTACAATAAAGAAATAGAGAATATCCAACAACAGTTAATTGACAAATTGGATAACCTGGTAGTAGGGTTAGGTAGAGTAACCGATACTGAACTAATGCAGATTGCTAAGCAGATAGACTTCTTTGCAGAAATGGAAACATTAGGGTTTACTAAGCTAATGAATAGAGTAGGTAGAACCTTTGATGACGAGATAGCAAGAGTATTTGCAGAACTATCTAAACGAGAGTTAGGACAAGTATCTGCAGCAAGTATCGATGCTTTAAGAGAACTAAAGAACTTTGAAATGACCTATTTGACCAATGGAGTAAGGCAGTATTCAGATCAACTAAAGACTGCTATGCTAAGAGGAATCATAACTGGAGAAAGTAATATTCAGATAATGAATAACATCAATAGCACCTTTGGTGTAGGAACTTATATTAGTTCAAGTGAAACTTCTTTCTTAATTAATGATGCTTTTTCACGATTCAGTAACACTTCAAGAGCCAAAGCATTTGAGGAGTTTCCTGAAGTGAAGTTTCAATACATTGGAACAAGTGATAACAAGACAAGAGAAGTATGCCAACGAGCATTACAAGAACCACCACTAACAAGAGAAGAAATAGATGCTTTAGGATATGTAGACTTTGCTAATAGAGGTGGATACAACTGCAGACATGATTGGGTAAGAGTATGAGATTAGACCAAATAGTCAAACCTAATTCTAAAGTGATGTCTAAGTTAGCACAAGATGCTATTGATAAAATTACTTTAGATGCAAGTAAAGGGAAGTTTCAGAATGACAGAAGTGGATACTCCTATAAAAGCGATACTTATAGAAAGTATAAAGCTAATAGTATGCAAGGGAAGAATGGTAAACTAAAAGCATTTAGAAACCAATCAACCGACACACAAACTGCTTTTGTCAATATGAAACTAACTGGTAGAACCCTAAGAGGTATGAGAGGATCAGGAAAGACTGATACTGCAATTATTACTTATGATAGAGGGGAAATAGTATTAGGCAATCAGAAAAGAGGATATGACATCTATGATTTGTCTAATGAAAACAAAGAATTGATTTTAGAAGATTTAGAGACACTTTATTCAAAAAGGATAAAGAAATATGTATCTAAAGACATAATAATAAAATAGGAGGGCAGTATGTCCGAAGAAACTAAAATAGTAGAAGAACAAGCAGTAGCAGAAGCTCCTACACAGGAAACAAGTAATGAAGTCGGTAATTTAATTGCAGAAAGCAAGAAATACAGACAAAGAAGCCAAGCAGCAGAAGCTGAGTTGAATGAACTCAAAGAAAACCTCAAACTTCAAGAAACAAAACAGCTTGAAGAAAAAGAGGAGTTTAAATCTTTGTATGAAAAGATGAAGGAAGAAAACTCACAGTTAAAACCTGTAGTAGAACAATTCCAGATCCAAGAAAAACAAAGACGAGAACATCTGCTGTCCCAACTTTCAGATGATGATCAAGAAATCTATGTAGACCTGCCAACAATTAAGTTGGAAAAGCACATTGAAAGATTGGGGAATAGAAAAGTGCAAATATCTGATGCCAAAGAGGTTACTTCTTCTGGTAAGTTTGCTGAAAATGCAAAATGGGCTGATTTGTCTGATAAAGACAGAACAGAAGCCAGGAAGAATCCTAAACTTTGGAAACAGATAGTAGATGGCTATAGAAACTAACAACTAACTATCTTTAAGGAGATATACACATGGCAAATGTAACAACAACAACAGCTGCTAATTTTATTCCTGAAATGTGGAGAGATGCTATCCTTGACTATGCAGAAAGAAAATTCATTCTTCGTAATCAAGTATCTGACTTCTCATCTATGGTTTCAGGTGGTGGCGACATACTAAACATCCCTAAAGTTGCTGAAGAAACTGCAGCATCTAAAAGTGCAGACACAGCAGTAACTTATTCTGCTAACACAGATGGGGTAATTCAATTATCAATGGATCAACATCACTACGAAGCGAAAAGAATCGAGGACATCGTAAGAGTTCAAGAATCTGCTGACCTATTCAATGCTTATGCAAAATCAATGGGTTATGCTTTAGCTAAGAAAGTAGAAAACTACTTAGCTGTTGATGTACTTCAATCAGCTACAGGTAACGATGTTACTTTAGCTGCTGATAACACCTTCACTACTGCTTTAATTAGAGAAGGTTTACAAAAAATGCTTGATGCAGGATTTGACTACACAGATGGAGAATCATTCTTATATGGTTCACCTGCTGCTTATATGTCATTACTTTCTTTAGGGGACTTCACAGAAGCTCAAAAAAGAGGTGATGATGCAAATCCATTAGTATCTGGTAATGTAATCCAAGCTTATGGTTTAAGCTGTTATCCTTCAGTAGACTGGGATGACGATGGTGGTACTGGTGATGAAACAGCAACTATCTTTAACAGAAATTCTGTGTATTTTGCACAGCAATTAGCACCAAGAGTTCAGTCAGCATATGACATTGACCACTTGGCAACTTCTGTTGTAGCTGATGTATTATTCGGTGCAGCATTATCACATGCAGCATCTTCAACATCATTAGGTGTTGTAAACTTCGTAAATCCATAATTGGACTAACGAAAATCGGTTAAATATGGGGCTAATTTCGGTTAGCCCTATATTACCATTAAATATTAATTTGAAGGGGATATAGATGCCAGTATACGAATATAAATGCTCTTGTGGTAAACAATTTGACACCATACAAAGCATACATGATGAAAAACTTGTAAAATGCAACAAAAAGATACATGATTGCAACCAAGATGGAACTCTTACAAGACTTATCTCAGCACCTGCCATATTTTCCGATGATATTGGTAGAGGTCATAAACGAATGAAAGACAAAGATTTATATAAGGAATTAGACATTGAGTAGTAATACCAATATAGGAAATACTCCTGTAAATCAGGGCTATGTTCAACTGATCCACACAGGAGAAACTGGGGGAATAGATGGAACACTTCGTACTTTATACGATGGTGATGGAACTGCATCAGATCTACAGATTGCAAGTAATAAAGTTAAAATCAATACTGAATTATACATTGGTAGCAAGACTGCAACTGAATTTATCCAGGATATTGTGGGTAGTATGTTTACAACAGGTTCTTATACAAACATTACTACCACTTATGACGATACTAATGGAAATATTGATCTAAGTGCTTCAGGAGAAGTAACTCTTACAGGCACTCAAACCTTATCAAACAAAACTTTAACAAGTCCAGTAATTAATACTGGAGTGAGTGGTAGTGCTATATTAGACTCAGATACTATGTCAGGAGTAAGTGCTACAACCTTATCAAGTTCAGAATCTATTAAAGCTTATGTAGATACCGAAGTAGCAGGATTAGTAGATTCAGCACCTGACAACCTTAACACTTTAAACGAATTAGCTGCTGCATTAGATGACAATGCAGATATTTTAGATACTTTATTAGTGAAATCAGCTAACCTATCAGACCTAACCAATGCAGGAACTGCAAGATCAAATTTAGGGTTAGGAAGTGTAGCTACATTATCAAGCATAGCAGTAAGCAATATAACTGCAAGTGCTATACAATTAAGTTCAGAATCCTTTGCAGATAACGATACTACAATAATGACAAGTGCTGCAATAAACGATAGAATTGAAAGTTTTGGATACTCAACAACAACTGGTACAGTAACAAATGTATCTGTTGGAAGTGGATTAGATGTATCAAATAGCACCACTACACCAAGCATTACTCTTGATCTTACAGAATTAGCAGATATGACTGAAGGAGTAGTAGCAGCAGATGAATTAATATTGTTAGATGGCAGTACACTTAAACGAAAAGCAATATCAGAAATAACCTTATCAACTTTTGATGATACAGGATTTAGTTCAGGAATATCTTTTAATGGATCTACTGCTAATGGATTATTGACTTTTGGTAATAGTACCACAGCAGATGTAGAAGCTAATCTTACTTTTGATGGAAGTGCATTTAATGTTGCTGGAAGTTCAAGAGTAACTGGAAATGGTGGTTTATTTGAATTAGTTGGTACAGACCATGCATACATGGAGTATTTTCCTGATGGAATAAGTGCAGGTAGAAAAGCTTATGTAGGTTTTGGTAGTTCTGCTAATGATACCTTTACAATAGCAAATGAATCGTCTGATGCAGATATGCAAATTGTTGTAAATGATGGAGGTTCTACATTTACTGCTATTAAAATTGATGCAAGTGCAGAAGGTAGAATAAGACTACCTAATGACACTCAACAATTAAGCATAGGTGCAGACCAAGATTTAAGACTTTATAGGAGTTCTACTACATCTCACATTACAAACTTTAATGATGGACTTACTATTGAAAATGCTGGTGCAGGAAGCATGGTTATTAAAAATACTTCAAATAATCAGGATATGTTCTTTAATGTGGTTGATGATACTGTTACAAAAACTGCTATAAGAATAGATGCAAGTGATAATGCAAGAGTAAGATTACCTAACGACAATCAAAAACTATCTATTGGTGAAAGTAATGATTTAGAGTTATATCATCAAAGTGGAAATAGTATTATAAAAAATGTTACTGGTCAGCTGATTTTAATGAACTCTGCTCAAGACCAAGATATGGCTTTTCAAGTTAATGATGGTGGAAGTATACAATCAGCACTACGATTACGAGCTGCAGATAAAGCTGTTCGTTTGCCTTATGACAATCAAAAACTGATGATTGGTGATGGTGATGATTTTACTATACATCACGATGCAAGTAATACTTGGTTACAAAATACAACTGGAAGCATATTAATGAGAAACCAATCTCATGGT